TCTTCGCCCAGTTCGGCGAGGTCAGCCGCGATCCGTTCTCGGCGAGCCGCCCAACGTTGGCATTCGCCGCCATGACCGCGCCGCTGGTGACCGCGTCCGGGCTGCCGCTGAGCGCGGAGGTCGACTCCGAGCCGCCCATTCCGATGAAGGCCGCGGCGCAGGTGATCTTCGCCCGGCTATTGATCGTCGTCTGCAGCGTGTTCACGTTCATGCCGACGTTGACGATGTAGACCGGCGTGGTCTGGCCGAGGAAGCCGCGCTCGATCGTCATCGACGTCTGCGTGGTTCCGTTTTTAATCTGGTCTCCAAAATAGACGATGATGGTCTTGCCCGTGCCAGCGTCGGTCGTCCATCCCGTCGGGAGATTGTCGCAGGTAAGTGCGGTCGCCGCGATCGCCGTAATCCGGACCCAGTCATTAAGCGCAGCGGTCGCAAACCGATTGCCGGCCGCGGTGGCGCCGATCTTGATCCATTGCCCGACTGCCAGACCAAGCGTGGTGAAGTTGAGGGCGGTCGACCCTAGACCGGTCGAGGTCGCAGTGATGTCGGCCGAGGCCCCCTGGAACCCAATGACCTTGAGCTTGGCGGTCCCCGGAGGGGCGGTCTCCGCAGTCAGGGAGAGCGCCGTGCCGACGATGGTGGTGCCGGTCGAGCTCGCCGCCCGGAAGATCTGATTGTTGGCGGCATTGGTAAATCCGGTTGCGCGCACCAAGTGCCCGACGACCACGGCCGTGCCGCCGGACGTCACGGCATAGGTGTTCGCCACGGTGCCGGCGTCGGTGATGACGCTGTCCGCCGTGCCGTCGTTGAAAAACGTGGGCGTGTTCGTCCACGGGTTCTCGAAGGCGGACCTGAATATCTCCGACATCGGCGAGTTGTCGTCGGGATAGCTGAGCTCGAAATTGATCCCGCCAGCCGAGTCCTTCATCACTAGGATCGGCGCTACGTTCATGCGGTCGGGACGGATTTCATCCGAGGTCACATAGGTCGGATTGAAGGCGAGCGACTCTCCCGTCATCCGCATCTTGCGCATGCGCGGCGAGCCGGGCGTGGTGCCCATGGTGGTCTCGCGGACGAGGGCGAGCTGCGTGCGGTTCGATTGGGTCACTTGATTATCTCCTTAAAGGCCAGCACATCGGAAAATGTCAGCGCCACGGATCCTCATCTGAATTTTATAAATGTCACATAGACCGTGACCGATCCAGCCGACAAGTTACTCAGATTCGCATCAGCATTCATGGTTATCGTCACATTCTCTGCGCTTCCAGTTGTCCAGTTTGCTGGGGTGTAGCCAAGAGGAGCGGGCCTTGTTGCAGAAGCCAATTGCGCGCCAAGATCACCATTTGCCTGCCCCTTGGTTACAGCAGCAGTCTTTGCATCAAACGACAATATCAAACTGGTGGTCGTCGTAAGATTTGTCCCGCATTTCAGTGTAACGGAACTTATTGGAGCTCCTGAAAACGGAGTCGTAACATCAACAACCACACCAGTAATGGTCGTGTGTGGAGGAATCTGAAACAATGTCAGTATCAGACCTGCCGCACCTGTTTGAAACGCCGTAAACGGGATAGTGTATGATTGAACCGACTGCCCCATCAATCCGCTACTATTTGAAACGACCCCACTGCTGGTATTCTGTGAAGACAGGGATGTCGTAGCAGATGACAATTGACCAAACACATTGTCATATCTACCGGAGTCACCATAGTCGTTTATTTGTGCGACTCTCCATTCAGTAGACACTGGACCAGTACCGCGGTCGAATGGATTGTTGGAGCCATCGTAAAATACGGGAGTAGCTGGACCTCCAAACTCAAAATAGTTACCGATAGATGTCACGCCGCCAGGTAACAGCGTTGTCACAACAGACGATATACCGGGCACCTTGACACGCGGGGCAACGCCTGCGGTCGGACCTGTCTGAGATTGGCTGAAAAAGGTGTTATTTATAAGTGTCAGATTTCCGGCCCAATTGACGACATACAAATCATTCGGTAATCCCGACTGAAAAGAGCATTGTTCGAGCGTCGCCCCCTGGGGGTTAGCGCCACCCGTACCTAACAAAAAAGCCTGTCCAGTGCTTTCGGTCTCCGCTGACACGACGTGCAGATTTGCACATCCATTGGCAAGAATGTCGGTTATGTAAGAGCCGGCAAAAGTCGGATATAAAATCTCGACACTTCCAGACAACTGCTCCCCCGCAATGCCTATCTGACAATGCTGAAACACGCAATTATACATAAAATAGTTTTTGATGTTGCCACCGGTAATAGCCCTTACACCGGCATAGCTTTTCGCTACTCGAGTCACCGTAAGAGGTGATCCAGATGTATTTACGGCCGCTCCACCGGGGGTCAGTGAAATGTTATAACTATCAGCAGCGGGAGACTTAACGTAATAAGTCAGGGATCGATCTGCGCCAGTTGGTAAAGTAGATTGAAACTGAATTCCAGTTCCGTCTGGCAAGCCGTGCGCTATGTCTGTTACGACCGCCGGACTTGCCGCAGACATTGTGGCGGCTGTATTGGAATATGCACCACCTGTAAATATGCAGTCTCGCAATATTACCTGAGCAGCTTGAACCGTCACCGTAATCGGATTTCCAACAAGAATTCCGCAACCTTTATTATTACTGTTAAACGGAGGCGGCACCGAGAATGCACATCTCCTGAACATGATATTATTTGACGGAAGACCGCCGCCAACAAGTTCTCCCGGATTGTGCGAATTTACACACGTCGCCACAAACGATGTCCCGCCTCCGGGAAGAGAAGAAATGTAGACGATCTCAAAGTTTGCTGTCCCAGCACCGATTCCAAGAGAGACCCCGACTGACAAAGTCGCATTCGATGTGACATTGAAAGTCTGCGCAGTCCCCGCTGATGTTCCGGATGTCAAATGATCCAAATATGAATTATCTGCAGTTATATGTACGTCATTGGAAATTCCTGATGTTCCAGCAAAGGTCTGTCCATCAAAGTTGATCTCGTCGAACAAAGATGAATTTGCACCGTAAAGAATAAACATGGACGGATATGTCGACGTTCCTTTCCATGTAAACGATGTGCTGACTCCTACGCCTTCGGCTCCGTTCGATTGTCCTCTGATTGATAATGCTCTACCAAGACTTCCGGCATAAATGACCGGTCTAGTCAAAGCCATATTGGCTCCAGGCAGAACAATCCTACCAGTTACATTACCACCTCCGACGATCACATTTGAATTTTGAAACGGAAGCAGTGCATTCATCAAGTTTGACGAATCGTCGGTAGCGCCATTAGCGACTACTCCTGCAACTTTGGAGTTCCATCCATCTTGCTCTGGAATATACTGCCATTTTGCCCCATCGGCAGATGTAAATGCATACGTTGGATACGTTATCGACCCGACCCTAACATACACTGCACCACCGCCGTCTCCAGCAGTAGTGTACCCTCTTGTCTCAACGATGTTTACTGTAAATGGAATGGTAGCAGCGATTGCGAGTGTCCTGGTGCCAAATGTCGCCATTGCGCCTGCAACGATTGCCTCGGCCACAAACGCAGTCGATGCCGCATTAGTCGAATTGTCACCCGGCGACAGCGTCGGCACCAGCGCACCCGGCCCGCTGAAGTCCTGCACGTCGGTCCAGACGTTTCTCCTCCCCAGGAGCGGCAGCAGGTTATTCAACAGCGAGAGGCGGCGGCTTCGATATCCTGTCTTGCTCGTGGGGTCCGCCTGTGCCGACGGAATGTAGTCGGTCAAATCCGCGGTGGCCCCTAACGGAAGCTTGGAGATTTCCGTCATGGACCAGGTTCCACCGTGATCGGGTTTCCATCGTCTTCGCTGAGCAGATCATCGAAGGTCGTCACGCCGATGGCGGCGTCCCAATGACGCCATTCGATTGAGACGCTGACCCGCCAGTAGACGGCCATGTCGTCAGCAGGGGCGCCCTCGCCTATCGCCGCCGCCAGGAATTCCAATGAATTGATCAGCCATGCGCCCCGGAACAGATCGGCCAGGCCCTTTGCGTAATTGCGGGCTAAGACGCTGCCCGTCCCTTTCGGAACGAACACGTGCAGCCACATGACGCCTTCTTCGTCCCAGCGGTTCGCGGACTGTGGGCTGTCTCCAATTGATTGCTGTGCATACATCGTGCCCGTGATTTCAAACAGAATCCACGGCCCCGGCGGCTCCGGCCTCACGAAATCCTCGTTCTCCCACGCGATCGGACAATTTGACCATGCACCGATCAAATAGTTCTTGATCGCTGTGTAGACGACATCGGACGCCATTCTTACGTCCTCATGGCCAGCACAAGGGCCGGATAGGTCAGCGGCTGGCCGGCCTGGGTATCCTTGCGCAGGCCCTTGCGCGCGCCGGCACCGGCACCCTTGCGAAACCGCCCTTTGAGCACGTAGCCGCCGGGCAGCTCGATCAGCATGCGCCTAGCGGTCAGCATGTTGCCGAAGAGGCGCATGACCGCTTGGCGGGCATCCTCGACGATCAGCGGCGGCACGCTCATCTTCATGTGGCCGACATCGATCTTGCGGCTGTAGGGCTGGTCATTGACGAGCGCCACCTCGGCATTGAGCGGGATGGCGGCGGGATCCGGCGCCGGGCGGCCATCGACCATGACAAGCCATGACCGTTTATAGCGGCCCGATCGCACCGGCGAGCGTTCGACCAGGTATTGCAGGGCGAAGGTGACGATCTCCTGCCACCAGATGAAATCGTATAGAATCGGCCCGGGTGGAACGACGGCGGATTCCGGCGCCCCCAACACGCCGTTGACATAGCGGTCATAGAGCGGGCTGCCCTCACCGCGCGCGATGGCGTCGGCAAGCTCGGCCTTGGCGAACTCGGCGAGCTCGCGGGCGACGTTCTCAGGCGCGATCCCCGCCGTGGCGAGCTCGAGGTCCTTGGCAAAGGTCTGCAGGCGCGCCATGGGCTATCCGACGGCGCGGATCTCGATCCGCACCAACTCGCTGCCGACATAGATCGGGTCGACCACCTTGACGACCCGGGACAGGCCGCGCACCACGACGAAATCACCGCGTTGTGGAAAGCTCGGGCCACCGGCCGCGCCAGGCCATCCCGCCGCCTTCAGATCGGTCGGCGACATGATGACCAGGATTTCGTCCTGAGCCTGCTCGCTGCTCGGACGCAGCGGATCGTCCTTGAGGCCGAAGGAGCGAACGCTCGCCTTGCAACTCGCATCGCTCGGCACCCCGGCCACCACGCGACGGACGGTGACGGGCGTGCCGACCCTCGCCAGGGCACGGTCGAGGGCGTCGAGCTCATAACCCATCGAGGCTCCCCCGGATGGTCAGGCCAGAGACCGTGACCAGAAATGCGACCACAGCGAGATCGCGGCCCGCTGGTTGGTGGCAATCGTCGCCTGCAAGCGGTAGAGCACGCCCGACGGGGCCGTGCGCACGTCGACCGCCTGAGATACCTTGGTGGTCGAGATCGAGGGGCTTCCCGACAGCCGCGCAGTCGGCGTCGGATCAGTCCCCTGCATGACGGCGATCGAGAACACGACCGTTGAGATGCTCTCGCCGGCGTTGAGGTCGTTCACGAAGTCGAGTGTGAACACGTCACTTTCGTAGCCGGCGTCCATCAAATCAAAATCACGTCCGACATACATGGCTTTCCCCGCCTCAGCTCAAGGCCGCCAGAACGCGGACGCGGTAGTGATCATTGGCAAGGATGCGCACCCGCACATGGTCGTTGGCGAGGGTGCGGTCCGGATTCGGCCGCGCCGTCATACTCGGGATGCCGATATGCCCGACCTGGTATCCGGGCGGCGGCTCCCACCAATAGGTGATGCCGGGCGGCAGGCCCCGCGCCGGAAAGATG